TCTTTCGTGTGACCAAATTGGCGTTCGAATTTTCCCCCTTGAAATAAGCACATGGCGACGCGAGGCCGCAAGCCGAAACCGACAGCAATCAAGATCCTGCAAGGCACACAACGCGGGCCGGTCAAGCGGGAGCCTTCGGCTCCCGCCGGCTCGCCGCCGATGCCGGAGCGTCTGCGGGCTGAACCGCTTGCTGTTGCCAAGTGGGAGGAGCTTGTTCCGATCCTGCTCGGCATGAATGTGCTCACGACCGGAGACGGCGAAGCCCTTGCGACTTTATGCGAGGTGTACGCTGCGGCTCAGGCGTGTCTGCTCGAACTTCGTGCAACCGGGCCGGTGATGAGAACCGACCTCGGTGGTGTGAAACCGAATCCGGCAGGCCCGCTTTACAAGGGGCTCGTCAGCCTTCAAGCGTCGCTGATGACCGAGTTCGGGCTGACGCCTTCCTCTAGGGTGCGACTTGGCACGAAGCAAGAAAAGCCCGCCGACGACTTGGCAGATTTCTTCGCCCGCCATCAAAGCGGCTGAGAAGGCTGGCGTCATCCCAGAGATTGACGAGGGGCGAGCCGCTCAGGTTTTCGACTTCTTCGAGAGCCTCTTGCGGCACAGCAAGGGGCAGACGGCTGGCAAACCATTCACGCTGATGCCGTGGCAGAAGAACGTGCTCGGCAACATCTTCGGCCGGGTGAAGCCCGACAAGACTCGGCAGGCGCGGGTTGGGTACATCGAATTGCCCAAAAAGCAGGGCAAAAGCACGACCCTCGCCGGCATCGCCCTGTATGGGCTTGTCGCTGATGGCGAGCAAGGTGCCGAAATCTACGGTGCCGCCGCAGACCGTGAGCAGGCGGGCATCATCTACCGCGAGGCTGCGGCGATGGTCCGCTCGTCGCCCGCGTTGTCTCGGGTGCTCGAAGTGATCGACTCGCGAAAGACGATCATTCACAAGGCGACGAACTCGTTCTATCGCGTGCTGTCGGCGGATGCGTTTCGGGCGGAAGGCTTGAACATCCACATGCTGCTCTTCGATGAGCTTCATGCCCAGCGGGACCGCCGGCTCTGGGATGCCTTGCGGTACGGCGGCGCGGCTCGCCGGCAGCCGCTGATTCTGTCGATCACGACGGCGGGCTACGACCGGAAGAGCATTTGCTGGGAGCAGCACGCCTACGCGGAGAAGTGCATCGCAGATCCCGCGTTCGACCCGACGTTCTACGGGTGCATCTACGCGGCCCCGGGCGAGTGTGCGGTCGATGGAACGTGGAAGACTCCGAAGGTCTGGCGGATCGCCAACCCGTCGCTGGGCGAGACGATCACCGAGGAGTCGTTCGCGGCGGATGCCCGCGAGGCTGAGCAGAGCCCGACGAAGCTCAATTCTTTTCTGCGGTACAGGCTCAACGTCTGGACGACGCAGGACACGCGGTTCTTCAAGCCGGATGCGTGGGCTTCGTGCGGCGGCCCGCTGCGTGAGTTCGGCGACCGCCCGGTGTACGCCGGGCTCGATCTTGCGAGCACGTACGACCTCACCGCCCTGGTGCTCGTCTGCCCCGACCCGGAAGACAACTCGCTGGACATCCTGCCGTTCTTCTGGATCCCCGAGAGCAACGCGGCCGAGCGGTCGCACCGCGACAAGGTGGACTACCTCGGGTGGATTCGTGACGGGCACATCCGAGTGACGGACGGGAACGTCACCGACTACACGGTTTTGCACCGTGATATTGCGGAGATTTGCGGGCAGTACAACGTGCGGCGGCTGGCGGTGGACTTGAAGTTCAACGGGCAGATGCTGGCGAACATGCTGCAAGGGGATGGGGTTGACGTGGTTGGATACCCACAAGGCGGTCGCGCCATGTCGGCACCTTTGAAGGCACTCGAAAACCTCGTGCTGGCCGGCAAGGTGCGGCATGCCGGGCAGCCGGTGTTTTCGTGGAATGCGTCGAATTGTGCGGTGGCTGAGGATCGGCACGGCAACATCTACCCCAGCAAGGCGAAGAGCACGGAGCGAATTGACGGCATCGTGGCCTGCTGCGAAGGCATCGCGGCGTGGATGGGTGCCGAGCAGCAGCCGAGCGGTACGCCTGAAATCTTCTTCATATGATCGCCCCTACCGACAACCGCATCCTCTGGCTTCCCGGTGAATCCCGCATGTGGGATGACGAGCCATCGAGCCGGTCGAACGCTGGCGTGCGGATTGACGAGAGCAACGCCCACCAAGTCGCGGCGGTGTTCGCCTGCCTGCGGGTGATCGCCGAGACGGTGGCGGGTTTGCCGCTGCATGTGCTGGAGCGGACGGCTGGGGGCGGGAAGCGGATCGCCCGCGAACTGCCGCTGTATCGCCAACTGCACAGCCAGCCGAACGGTTGGCAGACGAGTTTCGAGTGGAGGGAGCAGTCGGTATTCCACGTCGGCTTGTGGGGCGACGCCTTTGACGAACTGAAGGCGGGGCAGATCGTGCCGCTGCATCCGAGCCGGATGAAGGTGGAGCGGATCGAGAACGGCAAGCTGCGGTACAAGTACCGCGAAGACAAGGGCACCGAGACCGTCTACGCCGATGACGCGATCCTCCAGATTCGCGGCCCGTCAGATGACGGCGTGAACGGGATGAGCGTGGTCGCGGAGTGCAAGGACGCCATCGCACTAGCCCGGGCTTGCGAGTTGCACGGGGCACGCTTCTTTGCGGCCGGTGCCCGCCCCGGGTTTGTACTCTCGACCGAAGGGCAGTTGAACGCGGAGGCCCGCGAGGCGTTGCGGTCGCAGTGGGATCGGCGTCACGGCGGCGTCGGCAATTCCCACAACACGGCGGTGTTGACCGGCGGATTGAAGCCCTACGACATTCCGCAGAGCAGCAATAGCGACAGCCAGTTCATCGAACTGCGCCGCTATCAACTTGAGGAGATCGCCCGGCTGTTCCGCGTGCCTGGTTCGCTGCTTGGCATCGCCCCCTCGACGCCGGATGGCGACATCGCGTTCGTCACGCACTGCATCATGCCGTGGCTGCGTCGCTTCGAGTCGGCGTTCATGCGTGACCTCATCGCGGACGATGACCGCTATCTGGTCGAGTTCGACGTGCGTGGCTTGCTACGTGGCGATGCCGCGAGCCGGTCGGCTTACTACCGTGCGATGTGGGACATCGGCGTCGTTTCCACGAACGACATCAGAGCGACCGAGAACCTCGACCCGGTCGAGGGCGGCGACGTTCGCTACCGCCCGCTCAATATGGGCACGCTTGGCGAGCAGCCGAGCGAGGGCGACGTGCTGGCTCAGCAGCAGCCGGGAAGCGAGATCGACGGGCAGGCGGTCGAGGGCGGGCTTGCCGCTGCGGCTGGCGAGCCGGTGGTGCCTGCGACGCCGGGCGAGCCTGTCGAGCCCGAGGCTCCGCAAGTCGCCGACGTGTCGCTCAACGGTGCCCAGATCACGGGGCTCATCGCGATCATTCAGTCGGTGGTCGATGGGCTGGTCAATCGGGACGGTGCGGCGGCGATGGTGGCTGCGGCGTTCCCGAGTATGAACACGGCACAGATTGCAGCGATTCTCGCCGGGGTGGTGGAGCGTCAGCCCGCGCCAGCAGCGGACCCTGCGCAGCCGCCGCAAGCCGAGCCGATGCCCACTGCCCCGGCGGGTCGCTCGCTGCGTGGATCTTCGCGTGACTGCGGCACGGGGGCTGGTGGGTTTAAGCCGGGCAATAAGTGCGCGCCGGGCGGCGGGGAAGGTGGCGGTGACGCCGGCGCCGGCGGTGGCTCGGCTGGCGGTGGAGGGACAATCGAGGGTGGCGGTCAATCTGCGTACCAGTCGCACTCAGAAATCACGGAGTCGCACAAGACGCAAGCCAAGACGCTGGCTGCTGGAATCAAAAATAAATACGCCAGAGGGCTTGCGGAGGAGGCGTACGCCCAGGCGATTGCGAATGGCGATGCGGTTCCAGCAATACAGTCGCACACGTTCAAGGGATACAAGGCGGCGGCGATGTATTCGCAGTCGAACGACAGAATCTATGTAAACAGCACCATCACCGCATCATCCGAAGCCAGCTTTCGGAAGGCTGTCGAATCAGGATTCCTTTCTCAGGCTAATCCTGTCCTGCATGAGCTAGGACACAAGGCACACGCCGATGCGGCTGGCACGTCGTATGACACCGCAAAAAATCATTCTTTTTCGGCCAGCCAAAAAGCAAAGATTGAGTCGGCCGTCTCGCGTTATGCCGCGACAAATGGACTGGAGTTTGTCGCGGAAGTCCACGCTGGCGTTAGTGCTGGCAAGCAGTACGACGAAGAAATCATGACGATGTTTCGCACTGTCACCAGAGACCGCGTCAAGCTTCGAGGACCATCAAAATGATCTTCCTCGAAGAGCAGTTTTCTGTAGTCGAGTACGAAAAGGAGTGGCTTGCGCTTCAGGATGGGGATGAGCTTCCGCAAGAAAAACGCTCCCTAGACGTTGCCGAAGGTATGTGGGTCGCGTTGCCCGATGGTCGCGTGGGTCGCGTCGATCATGTGATGACCGAAGGCACGCTGAACCTGGGCGACGTGGAGATGCCAGCGACGCCCGACGATCCTGCCGCCCTCGTGAGCGTGTGGGGCGAAAACGAATTTGACGAGCCGGTGGCGGTCAAGGTGGCCGACCTCCAGGTGGCAGAGCAGCCGGAGGCGGCGAGGGCGTATCAAGACAAGCCGAAGCGGAAGCCACGAAAGGGCAAGCGTGGCAGCTAAGTACGACCACATCGACTTCACGCCCCCGGCTGGCGTGCGGAGTGAGGCACAGAAGGGGCTCGATTGGCGAAGCGAGTACGGACGCGGCGGCACGGCAGTCGGCGTTGCCCGCGCGAGAGACCTGAGCAACGGAGTGAACATCTCGCCCGAGACGGCTCGGCGGATGAAAGCGTTTTTCGACCGGCATCAAACGAACATCGGAACGACGGGCTGGAGTCCAGGCGAAGAAGGCTTCCCATCAAACGGGCGCATCGCGTGGGCATTGTGGGGCAGCGACCCCGGCTGGGCGTGGAGCCGGAAGCTGGTGGAGCAAATGAACGCAGCAGACGAGGAGGATCGCAGCATGGACACCGTGATCGAACGCCGCTCGCTGGTCATCGACGAGATCGAGTCGGACGTGCCACTCCTGGCGGTGGAGCGCCGCAGCGAGGAAGGCAGCGACGACTCCCGCGAGTGGATCGTGGGCTACGCGGCGAAGTTCGGCGTGAATAGCCTGGAGCTTGAAGGCGAGTTCATCGAGCGGATTCACCCAGACGCCTTCGGGCTGGTGGCCGAGCGGCGTGGCCGCAAGAAGCCGCTGGAGACGCGGGCACTGTGGAACCACGATGCGAACTACCCGCTCGCCCGCTACCCCGGCACGCTGCTGATGAGCGTGGACAACATCGGCCTGCGGTACGAGTTCCCCGTGCCGAACACGACCTACGGGCGTGATCTCGCGGAGAACATTCGGGCGGGCATCGTGCGTGGAAGCTCTTTCAGCTTCCAGATCGCCCCCGGCGGGGACGAGTGGAGCATCGAGGACGGCCGCAGCATCCGTACTGTGACGAAGGTGGGCAGCCTCATCGACGTGGGGCCGGTGACGTTCCCGGCCTACCCAGACGCGGACGCGAAGGTTGCCAAGCGTTCGTACGATGCGTTCCGCCGGCAGCGTCAGGCGGAATCCGCCAAGCGGATCGCCGTCGTGACCAAGGCGTCACAACTCCGCGAGTACCTCAAGCAGCATGGCCGCTAAGACGGGCGATCCGTGCCCGAAGTGCCGCGAGGGACGGCTGCTCGTGGCGTCGAGTCAGCAGCATGGCGAGTACCAGATTCGGTACTTGCGGTGCCGCGAATGCGGCTGCACCGACAAGCACATCCTGCCGGCGACTGAAGTTCGTCGCATGAAGGCCGGCTGAGGTTCTTTACTCTCGCCGGCTCTATGTCTGCAAGGGTCTGGGGTGCGACCCCTAGTTTCGACCGTAGGCGATGCGTCCGCGTCGCCACGAATCGCACTAGGAGATTTCCGCCGTGGACAAGATCAAGGCACTTCTGGACGAGCTTGCCGCTGTTGTCGCCGAGATGGAGGCGATGACCGAGGACGCCCCCGAGGGCGAAGAGGCGGCCCCCATGACCGAGGAGCAGGAAGCGTCGCTCCGGTCGCTCGAAGCCAAGGCCGACAAGCTCCGCGAGCGGGTTGAGTTCCTGCAACGCGTGCAGGCGAAGGAAGCCGAGTTGCGTGCCGTGCTGGAGCGTTCCGCCCCGGCCAAGGCGATTGAAACCCCCGAGACCAAGGAGCCTGCCGTGGAGAAGCGTGAGTACGCCGTGCCGAAGTCGCACGGAAAGCTGGTTGCGTTCCGGTCGAGTGAGGATGCCTACCGTGCCGGCATGCACATCAAGGGCTTCGTGTTCGGTGACGAAGAGGCCCGTCGGTGGTGCCGCGATCACGGCGTCGAGAGCCGCGCCCAGGCCAGCGGCGTCAACTCGCTCGGCGGTGTGCTTGTGGCCCCCGAGATGGCCAGCGAGATCATCCGCCTTGTCGAGCAGTACGGTGCGTTCCCGCAGTACGCCCGCCGGGTGCAGATGAACAGCGACACGCTCGTGATCGCTCGTCGGACGGGTGGCCTCGCCGCTCGCCCGGTTGGCGAGAACGTCGAGGTGACGCAGAGCGACGTGACGTTCGACAACGTCGAACTGAACGCGAAGATTTGGGGCGTGGCCAACCGCGTCCCGAACTCGCTGCTCGAAGACTCGATCATCGACCTCGCTGACGCGATGGCGGTGGAAGTGGCCCAGGCGTTCGCCGAAGCCTTCGACAACGCGGGCTTCATTGGTGACGGCACGAATGCCTACCACGGCACGACCGGCATCGCCACGAAGATTCTTCAGTCGGCCTACTCGGCTTCGGTTGTGACGGCCACCTCGAACGACACGTTCGATGACCTCACGCTGAAGAACTTCACCGACACCCTCGCCAAGCTGCCCCTCTACGCCCGCCGGAACGCGGCGTGGTATGTCAGCCCGGTCGGCTGGGGTGCCGCGATGCTGCGGCTCGCCATGCTCCCCGGTGGCTCGTCCAACGCGGGTGGCAACACGGGCGACAACGTGGCGGCTGGCTTCGGGGAGCAGTTCCTGGGCTATCCGGTGCGGCTGGTGCACAGCCTGGAGTCGGGCCTGACCGGCACGACCGGCAAGGTGGCCTGCCTCTTCGGCGACCTCTCGCAGGCTGCCACGTTCGGCGAGCGTCGGGCCGTCTCGATCCGCACCGCTTCCGAGCGGTACATCGAGTTCGATCAGACCCTCACATTCGCGACCACCCGCAACGCGATGGTCGTGCATGATCTCGGCAGCACCACGAAGGCCGGTCCTGTCGTGGCCCTCAAGTTCGGCTGATTCTGACACCTTCCTAGGAGACTCTTGACCACATGAACCACGTAGCTGCTAGCAAGAGCGTCAGCAAGGCCGAGACTTCGGTGGCCCTGACCGCGACCCATTCGGTAGAGATCGACACGCTTGGCTTCAACCACGCGTCCATCGACGTGCTGTTCAGCCCCTTCACTTCGGCTTCCGGTCCCTCGACCGCTGCCAACGTGCTGCGGGTTGCCCAGAGTGACGTTGCCGGAAGCGGGCAGGCGAACATCAGCGGCTTCGTTGCTGGCACTGACTTCACGGTCGGGGCTGGTGTCACCGCGACCTCGTCTGTCGGCTACGCCCATCGGTTCGACATCGACCTGAAGGGCAAGAAGCGTTACCTCACTGTCTACGCGACCCCTGCTTCGACCTGCGGTGTCGTCACGACCTGCCGGCTGAGCAAGGGCGAGGCTGGCCCTGTGTCGGCTTCCGACAAGGGCGTGAACACCCAGGCTGTCGGCTGATCGGCTTGACAACGCGAGCACAGTAGACGGCGGGGATGGCGATTGCCTTCCCCGCCGTTTCTGTTTTCTGGAGTGACCATGCTCGTTCAAGTCGGCAATTCGTCGGTCGAGGTGCGGTGCGAGGCGATCCTGTCTGGGCCAAGGTTCGGGCCGCTCATCAACGTGTTCGGGTTCATCGAATCCCTCATGCCGTTGCATATCCGGCCCACGCTCGGGCAGGGTGCGTTCTGGTCGCAAGTGCTGACCCGCATGATGGAGAAGTTCGAGCCGACCACGGAATACATCCTCTGCCTGGACATGGATAGCTTCACTTGCAGGGAATCGGTGGAGCATCTCTTCGCCCTGGCTATGACGTTCCAGTGTGACGCATTGGCACCGATCCAGACGAAGCGTGAGGAC